CGCTGAGATAGCTGCATTATCAAGCATCGCACGTACAGAGGCGTTAAAGAGGCTCTGAGCGTCCCGCATGATTGACGGTATGCCTTCTCCCCATATGCTGGTATCATCTTTATCATAGTAATAAAAATGGTACGGAAGGTTTACACCTTCGACCGGAGAAACGTTTGCCTTAATAATAATATCGCCAAGAATCCAAACGTTTGCGGCGATCTCCATACCTAACTCGTCAGGCACATCCATGCCAGCAGTTCGCAGTTCATCTGCATTTAAGAATCCCCAAAACTCTTTTAACTCATATTTGCCCTTGCGAGAAATGTGGGCGGGGCCTGACGACTCATGTTGATGAATTGTCGTTTCAAGAACAGTCGCATCATTTAATGATCTTAAGTCGTTCTCAAATGGTTTGGTTTCGGCATCACCCATTGGGAATTGTTCGAGATAGGCCAATATTGCTTCGCCGTTAAAGTCAGGTCGTTTGGCAAGTTCAAAAACCTTGTGTCGATTCATAACATAACGCTGAAAGACTCCACGCATATCATCTGGATATTTGGCTGACATGTCTGGATAAACGTCCCATACGGACACGTTCTCACAGTATGGAGCCAGCTTCTCTAATTCAATCGTAACCCACTCGCCGGTTTCCTTATTTGGCAGCCAACGTTTGGTCATTGAGGTCTTGGCCAGTGGCCCTTTCAGAATACCAGTACCATACAAGTTACCATCAAAAATAGTCTGACGGATAATCCAGCGATACTTTAAAGCATTCAACTGGTCGGCCATTTCCTTTTCCATGTTGTCGCTTCGCTTCGTAGCCTCTTCATTTATGAACTTTCGGATCATATCTTCGGTAGGCTTTTCGCCAGTGGCTTCCTGATACTGTAATGTAATCTGCTCAATAATCTCAGGTACCAACTCAGGAATTGGAGAAGGATTAATGCTCCAGTTCTTTGAGCCATTCGCCGGGAAGAGTAAATCAGTTTCACGGGCTGCTACTGTCTTGACCTTTGTACGTGTCAGGCTTAAAAACGCTTTGGACCGCTTCGGATGCAGCCGGGCCAATACTTCAGGATCATACTCCCCACGATATTGACGTAGGTCCTTAATCCAGCGCTCTTCCGTTAGTTTCCTGTCTGTTTCGTACTCTGTAAACATCTTTTCCAGACTGTCGCCTAATGGACTTTTAAACTTGGAAAGCTCTGCAATGGTTTCAATCGACTTACCCTCTTCTTGCTGGTCGAAGGCTGTATCAAATTCGGTTTTAGGGTCTGCCATAATATCCTCTTAGTAACCAGCCGCACTGTCTGCTGGTACGTTAGTTTTGGTTGAATTGATTGTGACCCGTGCCTTGCGGCGCTTGGCCGATCTCCCTCCGGTTAGCTCCATGACTGCATATTGCAACGCATCGTGAATATGTGAATAGATGTTCTTATCTGGCTTGTCTTGGAACTTTGGATCGCTGTTGCCAGCGTTAATTGCTGTTCTTTTCTTTTCAAAATGGTATTCTGATATAAAACCTTTTCTCAGCATCGTACAATTTGTATCAAGTAGCAAACCACCTACTTTTCGAAGCGTGTAGACAACTGACTCTTTTCGCTTTTCCCAAACGTTTGTCAGGCCTGTACGAAAGGGCATCCCACAACCATATGGAGGCCGACCACCAATTACCTCCGTGGCGGCTCTGGCATAGTTCTGTGACCTCTGAGTGGCCGCAGGATCAACGATAACTGTATAGTTGAAGTCAGAGTACTTGTTTATGAGGGCTGGCTTTAAATAGTCATTACAAAACTTATGTATTGAACAGTCCTCAGTTGCGATCTCTTCCAGTACAATGATCTGGCCTGTTGGAGTAAGCTGACATATTGCAGCCGCTGGCGTTAGCCCACAATCCATTCCTATGATTAGTGGTACACCTTTTAACGGTTTCAGCGGCAATTGTGAATAATTCAATGTGTCGTTGTACTCTGGATACACAGGTCTGCCTGATTGCATTAGACCATAGTTGTTGAGAATCATAACATTGACCCAATCGGCTCTGGCCCCATACACCTGATCCTGATAGTAATCATCAGGAACGTTCTGAACGTTGTCAGCATTTGGATTAATAATGTAGTTATTTTTGTCTACATCAATAATCGGCTCGACTGCGTCAATTCTTGGATCGTTGTTCTCAACCAGAAGGAGAGCAGGAGGCTGGTGGTAAAAGCCATGCTTCGGAGGTTGCTCTTCTTCGGCTATCTTATATAACCAATGGGCTGTATCCACGGAGTTATAATCGCAAATAATAAAGGGATCAACAGGTCGAACGGTTGCGTCACCCGGTTCCTGTGGAAAACGATTGATACGAGATTTAGACATCTGATGGATGCCCCGTGGTATCTCGGCACACTCATTTATATGCATTCCGGTAAGCTCTAATGACTGCAATTTGTTGATGTCCTCTTCCCGGTCAAGCGCAATAAACACCAGTTCAATATCAATCATTGATTCCCCATCTGGATGCGGAAAGCGTAGCTCCCCACGGATAGGTGTATCATATACGATATTGACCATTCCTTTAAACCAGTTCTTCCATGACTTAATAACAGTCGATTTAAGGGCCGGGTAACTCGCTCTGATTATCGCATATCTGCTGAATCGTGTATCGCCATACCAGACCTTTTGCTTCATTGCATTTAGAACAATGTGCCAGATACAACCAGATGACTTCCCTGACCCCACCGGCCCACGACAAAAGAGGTACTTGCGTGGGTCTGCGTGTATCTGTGCAAAGGTTGGTATCACTTTGTAATTTAATTCCATCTAACTTCTCCCTCCGGGTATTTGTACTTCTCGTCCTGCTTCCATCAACTCTGGTTCCTCGTCACGCCGTATGCCAGTGCAGTCCTGCTCAAAGTCATGCGCCACATTGCGCCAGCATGCAGCAATGCATCTCCCGTATGGGGTGCAATGTGCAAAGGCACAATGTTCTTCTCTCATTATTCTACAGTTACTTTGTAGAAATAATAAGGGTGTACCGCACTGTTATTTAGCGTAATTTCGAACACCAGAGTGTAGTTTGCAACATATTCATCACCGGGATAATCAAAATATACCGATACAACATAGTCGCCAGTCACCGCTGTTAGAACTCCATCAATAAGCGCTGATACCTCTGTTTCATTGTCAAGATCATCACCCGGCTTTACTTTGCCTTCAAAGGCCCGGCAGTTGACAGACGCAAGGATAGTGTCCAATGGGATTGCTTCCTCAAAGTCAAAGGTATGCGGCCCAAAGTCAGCGGAGTTGTAGCGAACCCGAATGGTTCTTGCTTCAAAATCCATCTGTGACATAGCTTATCTCCCTGTTGGCTTATACGCCGTCATCAGCTGATCCGATAGTGTAAGTCACTTCCAGAGTATCGTCATCATTGACTGCTTTGGCGTTGGTGAATTGTGCGGCGCAGAACATAACTGCTCCACCCTGTGCTTGATCATCGATAGTTGCAAAAGATGCCAGAAATGCGCCATAGATCGTTTTGGTAGCATCCATTGTGAAGACCGCTCTGTTTGCAGAGTTGGTAATCGACTCACTTCCAGCAGCTGCTTCCACATACTCTTGTCGAACGCCCTCATCATAGGCTGTGCTTTCCGTAAAACCGGGAACAGCATAGTCATCGCCAGCGGCGACTGCGTGATCGTCTTCAAAGAGTCCAATGTACCATGTTGCAAAGGCTGAAACATTATGGAAGAGTACGTCCAATGCATGGTTAAGACCCTCATTGACTACAAGGTTGTCCGTTTCGTTGTGCCACTTGAAATTGCCATGCTTGTCAAAGCAATCCATAATAAACTGGCCACCTAATCTAAATCCGTTTTTCATTTTAAACCTCCGTGTTAAAATCTTTTGGTTGCGCCTTGAAGTCAAACGGTTTTGACAGTGCTTTAAATTCCGTTTCCTGTGGGTGTATGTTGATTGCTATAGGAATCGAAAGGTCAAAAGCGTCTGTTGCAAACTGTTTCTTAAAGGCTGTAAAGTTAGTTATTTTAGCCAGAGCTTTGAAGGTGTAATCAAGGCCCTTCGGCTGTACATCAATTTCGTCCTTATCATAAGGCCGTATCCAAATTACTGAGTCGCCAAACTTAATACCCTGTTCTAACTCGACCGGCCATGCTACCTGTTGATATTCGTTAAATACAAAGGTGTCATTTACGACAACACCAAAGTCTACTCTCACCGTTGCGGTGTCATTGAAGACAATTGCGTCTGAGCAGTATCCACGAAACGTAATAATTTGCTCTGTTGCATCAGATAAGACAAGTCCGTCTGAACTGGTTGCCTTATATTCGGCCTTGGCATACACCCCTTTTCGGAGTGAGCAATAGTTGAGGTCTTTAACATAGCCCGTTGTCGGTCTTACATCGCCACCAGCACCACGGGTGATTATGTTATATAAATATTGATAAGGTGTGCCTGAGCCTATTTTTGAAGGCTGACTGCTGCCCATCTGAATCGTTCTGGCTTCATCTGAAAAGAAGCCCATCTGGACAAACTTCCCTATTCTGACTAACCTTCCATAGACCGGATCAATTGGGTTATATGGCCAGCCGGAAATGATCTGTACGCCGGGAATTGCCCCGCCGTTATGCCGCATGGCCATTGTGTAGCCACTGGCTCCCTCAGTGCCATAAATTATAATGCTGTCAGCACCAAAGCTGAGGCTGTCACCTATTACATTTGAAAGACCCAAAATCTCCCAATAAGAACCAATTGAACTACCCGGCGCAGCAAACACAAAGTCAATTTTAAAGCTTGTTAAAGCGTCCACCCCTATGTCTTTATAAACATAGGTCATTTCGTGATAGCCTAATCCAACGAAGTCAATCTGATCAGCGGTAAGGGACGTTATATTTTCCTGTATATCAACAACCGTGAAGGTCGTATAGTCATGGTCAATGCAGTCGGTAAATTGGTCAGGCCCATCATCGTCAAAGACAATTGTGTCGGCGGCCAGTGGCAAATACGTCATGACTGGCTCGCCAGAGCTATCACTTAACTTTAGACCGTCTGAGAGGCTCTCTACGGCGATACCTATCGTGGTATCGTCAAATACTATGCCCTCTATGAGAATGGCTGTATGGTCCATTCGTACTGAAGT